GTCCAATGACCGATACTGTTCCTCATATTCATCACCTAGTTCACCCCAAAGTGCATCATATTTCATTTTGGGGACGACCTCTCGGTATGAGGAAAATCGAAAGAACTTATTATGAGGATGCAAATTTAATTTATCCTGGTTCTAGAAATTTTTCCGTTCACAATGAAATAGGAACATCATGGATTAAAGGTGGCGCGAAAATGAAATATGATGCACTTTGGGGTGAACTAGGTGATGAATATGAGGAACAGTATCGGTCATTGGACCCTACATATAGCTCTTATAAATTGAAAAAGGAGGGGACACAAAAATTCTTTGAAGGAGATATTAAAGGTCTAGACACCTCAATTGGAGCTATGCAATTAGTGTATTATCAAATGTTTGCAATGCAATGGGTACAACGGGATGATAAAGATCCATTTTATTTATTGTTTCAATGCATTCTTGAGGGTCTTGCTGAGATGTTGGCGGGGAAAACTGTGAGATGGTTGGAAGATTTTATGTTGATTTTGGGTTTTATGCCTTCTGGGAGTTTAGAAACATCTCATGGCAACTCGTGGATAATGATAAATTTTTATTGGTTGGCTTATATTTTCCATACTATGGCAACTGTTGATATAGATACGAGGAAATTAATATGGATGCTGATGATAGCAAGAAGGATAATTGCTCTTTTCTTTGGAGATGATTTTATAGCATCTTGTCCTCGTAATCTTGATATTATTAGTATTGAGGGTTTTGCAGAATTTATATGGAAATTTTATGGTGTGGATATGAAACGCAAAGCTACATATAGTAGTTTAATATCATATTTTGTTGTTGCTAATTCTACTGTTGTGAGAACAATTTATCAAGGCCCTGCATATTTAAAAAGACAATTTGTGTTGTCCACGAATTTCTGTCTGGATAAGATGTTTCCAGAAATTTCTCCGATAGTTCCGTGGAGACCAATTGCACAATACAAATGGAGAATGAGTGTTCCTAAAGACAGAGGTTGCCAGGTGTTTAGAAATTTAAGCAGGTTGATAGGTCTTGCTTATGATACGTTAGGAATTGAACCTTTGGCTTTTGCGATGATAGAATTTAAATATAATTTGGAATACAATTTTTCCTGTAGTGTTCATGGCAAGGTTATGATAGATCGAATGATACCAGAACTTATGAAGGAGGACCAGAAATATTTACTTAAAATTGGAATGCAAGGCATTCCTGAAAGATTTCCCTCATATTATGAAGTTTTGTGTTTAAATCATCTTGACGTGGAGTACCATAGGCCAAAACATAAAGAAACTCGTACTTGGCAAGAGAGTGTATTAGAGGTAGAATTATATTAGTTTAGGTTTGTTGATTTTCCCGCTAAGTGCCCGTAGTTAGCGGAGTGTCCGG